CTTTTTGTTGTTGAGCTCTGGTTTGGCAGGGGGTTTGACCCCTCCTTTTGCAGTTAGCTGGGCCTGCACTTTTCTGTATTGCTTCACTTTCTCTTCATGAATTTCCTTGGTGTATTCAACGTTGGGAACGGACTTCCCGTGGGTTAGACCCTCAGGCGTGGCTGCTATAACCACATCCTCAGGTGACCCGACAGTGAATTGGAATAGATCTATTGGGAAGTTCAGAAATTCAGAAAGATCCATCTTAATTTCCTTGGCTTCCGCAAACGATTTATCGCAGAAAGAGAAAATCTCGGCAAGGTTAGGCCAAATGAGGTGAGCCCACTCGTTTGAATCAAGCTCACTTGGATATCCAATCAATTCTAGATTGGTGATTAGACCAAGAGGGTTTTGTTCAATGATAGAGGGGTCAACTCGAACTGGAGAGTTGTAGTTGAATTCTAGATAATCGTTGACTCGAAATCGCGTGGTTTCGGTCATTGAAAGGATAGCACGAGCCCATTCACTTAAGAAAGGGGCATTACTGTCCATAGCTAGAAAACTACAAGCCTTAGCTCGAGCTATATTAGCCTTTGGGGTGTCTATAGGTTGGACACTTAGGTGCAGTTTTGATAACATGCGTGGCACATCGATTACTGAACTAGCGTAGTCGGTGCCACGCAACCAGTATCTGCCGAGAAAGGGCACAGCTTGACCAACTTTGTGGGTGGATTCAGTAGCCACCAGTCCAATTTGTTCAGCTGCGCGCACGAAGTGCGAAGGATCAAGATCACAATTTAGTCCATCATCGCCTCCATATCGTCCCCCTTTGCAGAGGGCTTCATAAGCTTCGGTTGGCGCCAAGGACATACGATATCCTCGATAACTACCAAACGCGCAAACTAATGTGTTGAATACGGAGGTTTCACCAGAACCTGAATCACGAGCAAAGCCAGTCTCACCGAACGGGATGAACTGGGATTCGTGTAGGTGACGAACCAGACCGGGGGTTTTGGAAAAAGCTTGTTTTAGAAACCAAGATTCCAGCACCCTGGGAAAGGAGCATATCGTGCCGTCGAACTTGCTAAAGTCAGTTGCGGTGTAAAACTTCTTGGCATGGCTCAAGGCTTGTTGCATAGAAGCAGCAAGTTCTTGTGGGTCCTTGCCGAAAG